CGCCAGCCCCAGGTTCTGCCCTTTGAGATCCCTCGCGAAGCTCGTTCACCTTCGCCCTAACTTCGGTCTCAGTAGGAGATCCCCGACCCTGGCGCTCGCCCTCTATCAGTTTCCTGGCGTACTCGTTTCCTCTTTTGCGAAGACCTTCCGGACCATATTCCGCCATGACCGCCATGCGTCCTTCCGATTTATTGATTATTGGAGACTTGGTTATGATGTGCCCTGTCTCATGTCGAACAGTGTCCCCGCTCGCCCTCTTGTCGTCCATGTTTATCAGCAACCTAAGTTTTCCGCTCTTGTCCGGGACTCCTTTTACCACACCCGCTGCGTTGATCCCGGCATTCTCGGGCTTCATGAAAGAATCACGATTATGGAACTCGACCTGGACGTTGGGGTCCATCATCTGAAGAGTCGCCGCGTCTAGAAAAGGTCGGTTATCCTTTCGAACGTAATTGGCAATGCTTTCCACATCCAGCCCAAGTTCGGCCTGCTTTGCAAGTAGCCTGTTAACGTCACCCTGTTTTGCCAGAGCTTTTCTAGCTGGCTGTTGAGAAATTCCTCTAAATCCTCCTCCGACTGCCCCCATCCTAGATCCAATTGCCATTCCTCCACCAATGCCCTCCTCTTCGCCACCGGACCCAACGTAACCTAATCCTGCGCCAACGACCGTTCCCTTTGCCGATCCAACTCCTACGTCTAGTCCAAGTTCAGCAGCTTTGGCAGTTATTGGAGACGATAAAACTGATGTGTTCGCAGCCCGGCGCAACCATTCCGGATTCTTCTGATTCTTGGCAACCCTCTGCATAAGGTTCATGCGAGAAGGTCCTGTCATTGCTTCTTCGCCCATAATCCTCGCAGCCTGGGCTCCTTTCTCTACAACCTCTGCTCCAGCCCTAGTCGCGGCAATCTTGGCTCCGACCGGGAATGCGCCCGGGATGCCAACAGCAGCCGCTCCAGCAGCCATAGCTCCAGCAGTCTTCGGTGCTGATACTGATGGGAAAACGCGCTGAATGCCTTGCCCAACCTTTTCGACTCCAAGATCAATCACGTTTCCGACAGCCCTGGCGCCAGTTTCAACTCCTTCGGCAACCTTAGTCCCAACCCCTAATCCCCTGCTAGCTTTTGACGCGGCGGACGCGGCCTTAGCTCCAGGCCCAATAAATGGGGCAAATGTTGTAGGGTCGAGAAACGTCGATGTAGCTTCTGCAACGCCCGGCATGAATGACCCCTTCGGCAATCCAATAATACTTTTCCCTTGAGCCCTTTCGGCGTTAATCTTGTCAACTGCCTGCATCTGATAGTTTTGCTCGATCGTCTTTTGATTTAAGTAAGATTTATAATCCGCCTGGAGACCTAGCGCCCCGGCTGCCATGTACGGTGCCTTCTCAATAAACTTCGATGCTCCGACTGCTGTCGTACCAAGATCCATGGTGCCTCTAGCCAATGCCTCGGCTGCGGTTGCTAAAGGCTTTATCTCGTCGCCAAATTCTGGTGGCTTCTGATAATACTCGGAAACGTCTTTGAGCGCCCCGCTGGCAACATCTTCTATGTATTTCTTCCCGCCCTCGTATCCGGTTTCAAGTTTTTTGCTGAACGTAGGCTCGGTTTTTCTTAGGAGAAGAAACTCGTCTTCACTTGCTATAAAGTTTGGATCTGACTCGTCTTGAGATCTGATGAATTCAGCAGAAGTCAACTCGTCCTCAAATATTGGTTTTGAATCTACGAATCGGACCTTACCTTCATACGATTCGTGGACGATCTTTGCCTCGTCCTGCGTGAACTCAAACTGAGGATTTTCGCGATACTGGCGAAGCAGATAGTTTGCCGCCTCGCGTTTATCCTGGATGATTTCGTCGGCCATGACCGACTAACGGCTTGGGATTACTTTTCGAGCGCGAGGATCGTATCCGCCAAATCCGGACTGACTCATCGGTTGCGATTGCTGTTGCATTGGGGCCTGGTACGGCTGTTGTGCCTGAGCCGGAGCAGTTGCGTCTTCCCTGTTCCTCTTTGGCAATTCAATTGTCCTTCCAGAGATTCTCTTGTAGTCGTCTGCCTTAACGTTGAGTCTCTGTCTAAGCATCTTAATTCCTTCGAGGGTCGTCGCAGTTCTTGGCCCAGCAATCGGCAGATCTAATCCAGGAACCTCAACCGGACTTGTTCCCAATGCCATCGTCTCTAGGAATGATTTGACTTCACTTTCTCTTGCGACAGATCCTGGGTCAAGCGCCTTGGCTAAAGCCACTGCAAGGAAATACGGTTTCTGACGAAGGGCCGCGCTTCCTTCTGGATTTGATATTTCGTAATTGCCATATTTCTTAACCGTGTCCTCAAGTTCGTCTGCCAGCCTATAGGCGTCGGTGGCATTCATTTCAAAAGCAACATCGGCAGCGGTCAATTCTTTGCCTTTAGCCTGGATGGACTTCTTCGCCATGTCGACCGTCTTCATCTTCATGTCCCTCTTGATCGGATCAGTTTCTAGCCCTGCCATTCTTTCGTATCTGGCAACCCTGTCCATCATGCCCTCAAGATAGTTATACTGGTCCTCTTCCGGTGTTCCGGATGGAACATTTAGGCTAGTTCCAGGAATTGTGGTTGTGCCAGTTGTCTCGTAAAGAGTCTGCATTAGCGCAGCCCTTCTTGCCGAGTCTGTGGTCTGCATTAATTCTTCCGCGGCCTTTTGTGCAGTGTCTGCTGGATAGAGTTTCTGCTTCAGCATTTCAACGCGAAGCTGACGATCTTCATCTTCAACAGCCTGAGCTTTTTCTGCGTCCGCGTAGTACTTTTCGCTCCAAGGCATTGTGACCAATGGTCTTTGAATTCTGTCTGCCATAATATTATCCTATCTTGCTGTCCATCCACTTCCGGATGATTGCTTTTATTTTGGGTTTGTTGCGTATTGACTTGGCAATTCTTTCTCCGTATTCGAGATAGAACTTTCTCAAGTTGTCTGATGCCTTTGTGAACATCCACTCCCTAAATTCAAGCCACTTAGGATTGTCGGCACCATAAACCTCGCGAGCCACCCAGCATGCGAATATTCCTGCTGTTCCGCCCAACGATCCAACTCCCTTAAATATGTCAGCCCCAGCGCTCAAATAGTTCGGAGTTGAATTTGCGACAGCAACGCGAGATAGGGCGTCAACTTGCGCTCCATAAGTATTAGCCAAGTAATTAGATTGCGTATTGTAGAGCTTGTTGAATTCACCTGTAAGGGCAACAGGAATGCCTGGGTCAACTGTCTGATAGAAGTTTGAAGCAGTAGACGCCTGCTGATTAAATCCACCAGGGAGCGCTTGGTTCGCCTGGATGTAGCCCTGCAACGCGCCTTGCTGTTGTGCTGTCCTAGCTTGGGCCAGGTTGCCAATGCTAGGTCCTCCGGCAATGAATCCAGCCGCGGCTCCGAGCCTATTCTGCTGGATGCCTTCACGAAGTAAAAGATCGCGAGCCCTTGCTGCGCCGGAGGTTTCGCCGGAACCAAGGAACTGTTGCGCTGCCCCAAACCGAGCCAGCTTGCGCTGTTCCCCGGCTGCGCCGATCTGCGCGGCTTCTTGCACTGCTGGTCCGAGGCCAAAGATATTGCCCCTGGCAGTTTGAGCCCCGCGGATTGCCTGCTCGTACCCGCGACGTTCCTCGGCTCCGATCGTAGAGCCAAGCCGAAGCTGGTTCATTGCCTCTTCTTCAATTGTGGTGCGGAGTTGTTCTGTCTCTGGAGTAGTTGTGGGCTCAAGTGGCTGAGTCGCCATGTCCCTGTACTGCCTGCCCAGGCTAACCGCGGTGCGATAAGAATCCGGATCAATCTGGAAAAGCTGTTGCGAGGCGCGCTCTTCTGGAAGCTGGAGGAATGACCTAAACGAAGTGATCTCCCTCAACCCTTCTGGACTGTCCATCGTGATTGGAGTGAAATTCTTTTGCATGTCTTGAGCACTTGTGACCGCACTGGTTACGCTCTTTAAGTCATCGTTGAGTTGCTTGACGAATACCTCTGAAGAGGTGCGTCTGGCATCGCCAGCGGGAAGGCCAGCAAGAAGTTGATTAGCCGCATTTAGACGCTCTTGAATGCCAGCAATCTGCGTGTTGCCACGCTCAATCACGCTGTTGAGGCTGGATAACTTTGAGTTATTGTAATCGTCAACGATCTGATTGTCGGATACTTGGAAGTTTAGCATTGAGCCAAGGTCAGACGATCCATAATTACGACCAGCAGAAAGTTGTGATAGGGCTTGGTTAAAGGCTGGGCCTGCGGGACCAACAGTTCCACCCCCAGATCGTTCGCCAGTAAGAGCACGGATTTGATCGGATAGGCTGTCGTATTGCTTTTCCCTTGAAACGATTGGATCAATTCTTTCTTTAATTGCATCATTTATTCGTATGTTTGTAATTGAGTCATTGGCATCTGTTATGGCTGCATTAAGATTATATCTTCCTTCTCCAATTATATAATTGTCTGGATTTAACCCCATTGCCGATATATTGTTTCTAACTTCTCGGCTTGCTTGTTGGCCAAATTCTGTGCCGATCAAACTACTTGTTCCAGGACCCCTTCCGCTAAAATACATATACCTATAACCAGCATTCGCACCACCACCATGTTGACTTGCGCTTTCAAGGTTGGCAGCATTTATTGCTCCTCTAATTTGTTGTGGTGTCATGTTAAGCAGTTAGATTTGGATTGCCAACATTCGTGCCAACCGTACCATAAAAATCAACTGGTCCTGGCTGACGGTTAAACGCCACATTCTGCTCAACTGAGCTATAGGGCGATGTGCCGTAAAGACGCTCGAACTGGCGGGTCATCTGATCGCCCAATCCACGGTTTAAGGCATACGCTTGTGGGCTTTGTTCATACGACCTACGCAATCCTTCCAGCGTTCTCTGCGGTCCGTACTGACGCTCAAGTTGCATCCCGGCCTGTACCCCGGACTGCTGGTCAAGTGCTGACAATTGGCGCTCCAGGGAGCGTTGTTGAGGCATGTATTGAATGCGAAGTTTATTCTCTAAAGCAGCCATTTCTGGGGCCTTCTCAATATATGTATTAATGTTCGTCCTATACGCAGCCGCGTTGGCCTGCGCTACCGCATTCGGATCGGGCGGGGGAGGGGGCGCGGGAATAGAAGGTGAGCCACCCATTAGACCCTTGCCTTTTTCATAAAATTCATATAGTCATAACTCCTGTATCTTCCAGAACGGTTAAACGTAATACGCTTACGAATGCCAAAACGCTCCCAAAGGAGAAGCAACAGGCACCTCAAGGAGATAGCACCCTTTGAGGAGATCGTCAAGTCTACAAAGACATTGTCTCCATCTTCAGAGTGAACGTAGTGGTCAGGCTTCTGGCCCTCTTTGAGGCACCTGGCTAGAGCCACCCCGGCGATGCCGTTCGAGTCCTCGACAATGCCGACCATGCCCTGTTTCTCGAACCAATTAAACCAATCAGATAGGTTGTGCCACATCCCCTCCGGCACCCCGGACGCTTCAATGTATTCTATAGCTGTCATATAACCTTCTGAATCTCGATCGTGTCTGGGTTGGCGGCCGCTACAATTTGTCGAATTGCCATCTTGTTTGCAGTGCTTGAAATCTTTATATTCAGCAGACGCCACTTCTCGTACTTGCGAAGATCGCTCGCAATTCGTTTCTTTACGGAAGTTGGAAGTACTGCTGGCAAAACAAAATCCAATGTCAGTACTGAGCTCGCAATGTTCAGCCCGGACTGAACGCTGATGTCTCCAGTATCGACGTCTCTTTGAATAAAGATGTTTGCGCTGTTAGAATACGAGTCATCAAATATAACCTCGAAATGCGATCCATATTTGGCGGCAAACGTATCCCCGAAATTAAAGTCTTTTGTGCGAACATAAGAGTCATAGTTGGTTCCAGCATCCTGGTAGTCGGACGACACTGTCCCAGCCGGGGACTTGTAGCCAGCATACTGCTCAATAACTCCGTTCACCTTCTTGAACATCGCTCTAGTTCCGGCCTGGTTAAAATTGGTAAGAGTAAACTGCATTATCCTTGGGCTCCAGGTGCCTTCAAATGCCCCAAGCACAGTGTTGTAAACTATAAGTGTATCATTCGTGTTGTTCGATCCTGTCGGCACTGCTAGGAAGTATCTATTGTCGTAATAAATTGCTGTAGAAATTCTGATTGAGTCAGTGTTTATGGTTTGGATGACGTCTTTGACAATTTCCGAGATTGGCACACCTACCGAGCTAAAGTCGTCAGCAACCGAACGGACCAAAGACCGAATTCCGTTGTCTGACAAAAACAAGATATCGCTACTCACCTGGACCGCTGTCCCGGCTGCTACGCAACCAGTGTTATTCGATATGATGGACACGATCCAATCGGCTGCCGTTGTGGCGTCGCTAGGAATATCCACCTGGAAGACTCGGCGCTTCTTGAATACGATAATTCTGTTTTTATAGTATGGGACAATTGCTGTGATCTGGTCTCCGTCGTCTCCGTTAACGACAATGCTGTTTGATACGTCCCATACGGCAGGATCGAGAATATCTGACGCGTAAAGCGTGTTCCTGGTGTCTCCATCCCCAACTCCAAAAAGCCTGTTTTCGGTATTGATCAAAAGTCTAAGATTTTGAGGTGGCGGACTGGCAGTTGCCGTTGCTGTCGCTCCAGATCCATTCCCAATAATCGTCACGGTTGGGGCTGCAGAATATCCAGATCCTCCGTCGACAACGGTTACCCCAGTGACGGCGCCTCCCGCAACTTGAGTTATGAGTGTTGGAAATTGTCCACCCCATTGTGGTCCTGTTACAATCGCAGTCGCGCTTGTGTATCCAGTGCCTGCGCTAGTTATCGTGATTGCCCTGACCTTGCCACCCTGCCTTGTTACAATATCTCCGTCCCAATAGTGCAGATCATCGTCAGCGTCGGCTAGGTACATCTTGTTGTTGAATTGTGCCATGCCAACTTCAACGGCAGAGCTAATAGAATATCCGCTAGCCCATTTTTGCGTGTTTGTTCCGAACGAGCTTGTCGTCGCGATCCATGTTGAATCTGCCGGGTGTATTGTCGCACTCCCGCTTGAATTGATGCTGTAGAATCTTCCGTTTGTCACGGTAAGCAATTGCGAGGTAGATCCTGTTTCGTAGTACCGCATCCCTCCAATAGACCCTGTCCCGCTAGTCGCCCCGGTTGCAAAACTTGAAGTTCCGACCCTGGTCTCGAGGTTGCCCTTTGGGGAAAGGGTCATGTTGTACAACTGCTGGACTTGATTTTCGCCCAGGAGATCAGACTGCAATCCGCTGGCCTGGCCCCCGGTAAAATTGCGAATTCCGTCGAAGGACAAGACTTCGTCTAAATTGTCCTGGAAATATGGCACGGACTAAACCCCTATGTCTGTGATGCTGTATTCGCCTAAACTTGACGGTGTGATGACCTTAATTCCCCCGACCTGGCTCATTTCATACTGAGCCATCTGCGCTAGGTCGGCATTTGCGGTCGACACAACTGCCTGAGCCTTTGCGTACTGGCGCTCACGCTCAAGGGCGTCTGCATGGGTAAGGGCAAGGACAACGTGCTGGACGTGCGGTAGGCGCAATTCGTCGTTAATCGCAGATGAACTTGGAGGAAACTCAACAACATTATTCTGCCTTGTGACACAGGCAACTTTTTCTATTACCTTCAACGTGGTTGTGCTGGACGTATTGAGCAGTGGGTACAGATCGATCTCTGCAGTCCCGGACGTGTTCCGGCCCTTGAAATAATATTGAGTTGGAGTCCCGGTCCTGTCCGAGTCCAGCAAATCGGCGTCTTGACTGACAATTGTCTGAAGGTCGACAGATAACAACTCGCTGTCTCCGTAGGCTACGGACAAAGGATTTTCAACAAGAGATCCAAGCGTCACCGTCCTGGTCGACGTCGAGACGGAGTACGTGGAATTCGTGATGCTTTCACGCCATGGTGCGAAGTTCCACACGCGTCGGTAGTTTAGCGATGCAGACTTCTGCAAGAAAGTAAGTGTATCGGCATCGGTCTTGCCAACCTTCTCACCCGCATATTGGGCGATTTCAGTTAGGGTCATTTATCCCTCGGTAGGTTCGTCAGCAGGAAGCGGAGTGTTGCCTTCGGAAAGCCACACTAGGTAGGCTTGGTAGTCGGTGTTGGCTGGGTCGAATGGGATGAAGGAGTTGTCGGGAAGCCTTTGGACAACATTCCCAGAATTAGTTTTCTTGTACATATTAAAGTTCCGCTGTTGCAATAAAATGAATAAAGTTTGTAACATTACCAACTTCACCTTGTCCTGATTGAACAAATCCCATCGTGCTTATATTGTCAACCCCACCAGCAGACCTATTATTTGTAAATGTTGTACCATTGTTTGACATTGTTGTAAGTTTACCCGTAGTTCCAGCACCATCTAAACTTGTTACTGTTGGGGCTGCTCGAAGTGGCATAATAAATCTTATTCCACCACCACCATCCGTATTTTGTAAAATTGCTGCCCCAAGATAACATAATCCAGCATTTGTTACCGTTCTTGGTGCAGTTCCAATATCATAAGACTTCTGAAAATACCTCTGACACAACGCCAACTCCGTCCCAAACGGCCTGCGCTCAAAGTCGGTTGCGGTCGAGCCTGCTTCGAGTTGGACATCGGTGATATAAAGAAAATCCCCAGCAGTGGTGTCGGTCACATCGCTCCATATAAAGACGATTAGGTTCTTGGTCGAGGCCGTGTCTATGTTGGCAGTTAGCGTGTAAGTGGCGTAGGAGGTGGTGACGCTCAAGTTGGCTGGCGTGTTCTCGAAAGTGGCATTAGCAATCAAAGTCGGATCTGTGCCTTCCGCCCCCCAAGCCGAGATGATATCGCTGGTCACTGTGTCGGCTGTCCCGCTCCAAGCCACCACCGCCGCCTTGACGTTATCCAGCTTGGTCGTGCTACTGACCTTGGCCTTGAAGGACAAGGTGACGTTGCCGCCGATCAGTCCGATGCAGTTCTTCTGCTCGATGATCTGGGCGATGCCAAACTTCTTGTTGGCCGTTTCCACATCAAGGGCGATGGCGGTTAGCTGGTTGGTCGGAACCGTTGATGTTTCTTGCGTGATGTCCACCGCATCGTTGCCATCAGAAAGGACATACCAGCGATCAAGGTTGTAGCTGTCATCATCGTTGGCCCCGCTGACAAAGCTGGTTCCACGTTGGGCTACACCAAACTCACCATTGATGATTCGGTTGCGGAAGCCTGTGAAACCACTTGTAATCGCAGATGTGCTGGCGGTTGTGATCCTGCCCTTAGCATCAATGGCAAGAACTGGGACAGATGTCGCACCACCGTAAGTTCCAAGAGTTACGCCAGAAGTCCCAAGCGTCCCTGTTCCTTGGCTAATTGTAAAATCGCCAGCAAGGGTTGTGGACAGATTCGCAATTGTTCCGGTAGTGCTGTTGAGAGTGGCAACTGTTCCTGACGTGAAGATGCCAGCAGTTCCGGTTGTAGTTCCAGCGGTAAGCGTAGGGATCAGTGCTGTTGTGATCGTGGCCGCGGTCGACGTTGTCGTCCCGGCGATGAGGGTCGAGATTGTGCCGTTGGTAATATTTGCACCAGTGCTGATCGTCCGATTCCCGGTTGCTGTCCCATAGGTCAAATTTCCAGAAAGCTGTGCATTTACATACGTCCCGCCTGTCAGCGCATCTTCAAACAGATTGTAAACTGTCGTTCGGTTCGGAGCTATTTGGGGACTTCCTATCGATGACGAGTCTGCGACAAGCAGTAAATCCGACGTGCCTACGGTTGTTTTTTCTTCTTGAGTTGAGATTAACCCGGCATAAATATCGGTCTCGTCAATAAGGTTGTGCAAACCCGCGGCCGTGACCGTGCCATTGGTTAGGAAATCAAAATTGCGATCGAGTACGTATGCCATATTAAGTTGTAAACCTCATTGCGGTTGCGAAGATTGTCCCGGCTGGGATTGTCCCGGAGGTTGCCCCCTTGCTGTTGATTACATACCTTACAACATTTGAAGCCACAGGGAAGAAGCTGGTTACGATTTGCGTGGTTCCAGTTGTTGATCCGAGTGAATCAATTGAGCCAATAACTATATCACCAAGAGCGCATCCGGTTATACCGAATGTTCCGGTTGTTGTGTCCGCTGTATTGTGTGCCGCAACAACAGCGGAACCAAAGGACGCAGTTGCGTAGGATACCTTTGTTATCGTGGGTCCTGTGGCGCCAATCTTTGCAGATCCGAGTGTGGCTATGCTTGTGACAGAAAGAGTGCCAATTGTTGATAAACCAACAGACTCAGTCCCAATCGTTGCCGTCCCGGTAGACATGGTGACGTGCGACCCAAATGTCGCCTGGCCGGATACAGAAAGAGTGCCAATCGTGGCGGTGCCAGTTGACGCTGTCAGGTGAGATCCAAAGGTCGACGCCCCATCCACCGCAAGCGTCCCGGTGCTCTTGACCCCTGTGGTGCATATCTGTAGGGCCGAAACTCCAGCCTCGTCGCCACTGGAAATGGCTCGCATGGTGCCGTCGACAATGTTGCTACCAAACGTCTTTAAGAGTTGGGTGTAACTTGTGCTAATTGTCTGTGTGCCAAGTGTAGCCATTAGTGGTTCATCCTGTTTTTAACTAGGTCCCAGGCAACGGAAAACAGTAGCCCGGCGACCCCAGCAATTGCGAATATCCTGGAACGGAGGTGCTCCAGGGCAGAAACTCTATTTACCACATCTGCGTAGTTTGACAAGCTGGTCTCGACCATTTGATACAACTGGACCTGGCGCTCTTCCATCCGGGCCAGCTTGATTTCTATGCTCCAGACCTGTTCTTCACTCATTGCGAGACTCCAGGTACTTGAGACTGACCGCAAGATGTACGACCGCACCGACGACCTCGTCCCGGTCCCTGCCGTCTGCCACCATCCTTTTGATTGATCTGTTGACTGACAGAAGGTGCTTCACTGCTCCGATATACCTCGTCCCCCTTGCAAGCCTGTTGTTGTCCTCGGCACACTTCAGTGCCTCCTTGAAACAGGCGTAATCCTTTGCCGTCAGCAATAAACGCAAACCCAGGACTGTGATCCATGTGGCGATGCGCTTCATTTGACATTACCAGCATCGGACGCAGCACCCATGTCCGAATAGCGGGGCAGCACATTGCTGTCCGCTGGCTTAGGC